TCAACCTCGGCCCCACCCGGTTGAGCGGCTTCCACGACCTCTTGCGGGCCATCCGTGACAAGGACTACACCGCGGCCAAGGAAGCCATGCTCGACAGCAAGTGGGCCATGCAGGTGAAGGGCCGGGCCGTCCGCTTGGCGACCATCATGGAAACAGGAGTCGATCCGCAATGAACAAGCTCAAAGCGTTGGCGCTCTACGCCATCGACCGGGGCAAGGAGCCCTCAAGCTGGGCCGGCGTCGCCGCCATGCTCTCACTTGCCCACCACAGCCTCACCTCGGAGCAAGCGGCCAATCTCGCCCTGGTGGGCGTCATGGTCGCCGGCGCCGCTGCCGTCATCGCCAAAGGATAGCGACATGATCCCCCAAACGATCCCGCTGCTCGGTCACACCATTCAAGTGTTCGTGGCCAAGCCGGGCGAGTGGGCCTTTGGGGAGGACTGCTGCGGGATCTGGTTGCCGACTTTGCACCAAATCCACATTTCCGGCGAGATCGACCAGTCGCTCCAGCTCCATACCTTCTTCCACGAGATGGTTCACGCCATCTTGGACATGATGAACCACAAGCTCGGCCGCAACGAGGTGTTTGTCGACACCTTGGCCGGGTTACTGCACCAGGCGCTGACCGGTGCCGTTTATCCGAAGCCCGCCCGAAAGCGGGTATCCAAGAAATGATGTGCGACGTCACCTCATAATTCCCGATGCCCAAATCAGGCCGGGATCCGATACCACCCACATAGACTGGGCCGCCGAAGCCATTGTCGAATACCGACCCGACGTCATCGTCGTGATCGGCGACTGGTGGGATCTGCCCAGCCTGTCCATGCACGACGCACCCGGCTCTAAAGAAGCCGAAGGGCGGCGGGTCATGCCCGACATCGAGGCCGGCAACGAAGCGTTCGACCGCCTCGTGAGGCCGATGGAAGACGAGCGGATGCGCCTCGCCAAAGGGCGGCGCAAGATGTGGAGCCCCGAGTGTCATTTCCTGTTCGGAAACCACGAACACCGGCTCACCCGAGCGATCTTCCGCGACCCCAAGTGGGAAGGCATCATCAGCCTCGATAGCCTCAAGACGCCGTGGTTTACCCGCCACGAGTTCCTGAAGATCGTTGAGATCGACGGGGTGAAGTACAGCCACTACTTCCCCAACCCTTACAGCGGTCGCCCCATCGGCGGCACGATCGTCTCGCGCCTCAACAACATCGGCTCGAGCTTCGTCCAAGGCCACCAGCAGGGCTTCCTGTACGCCTCCAAGCAGTATCCGGATCACGTCAAGCACGGTCTGGTCTGCGGACGGTTCTACCTCGACAACGAACATTACCGACCCGCCGACGTCCAGAATTCCGAGTGGAACGGCATCGTCATCCTTAACGAAGTCGAGAACGGCACATACGACCTGATGCCGCTCTCGATGACTTATCTCAGGCGCAAATATGGACAACGACCCCAAAGCGGACTACGGCGACCACGTCATGGTGCTGTCGAATCTGTACGCCTACCGACAGCGGCCGTTGCCGCGGTTCGGTAAGTATTCCGTCGATGACAAGCTCGTCATCATTCACAAGCAGCTCGATGAGCTGTACGGCATGGTTGAGGTGATCAAATGCGCTTTAAACGACCTGTGGAAGATAGTCGACCCATCGAAATCCCCGACCCGATAAACGACCCCGAGCACTACCGCCAAGGCATGATCGACTGCATCACGGCCATCGAGGCGCAGCTCACGGCTGAGGAGTTTCGCGGCTACCTGAAAGGCAATATTGCCAAGTACGTGTGGCGCGAACGCAAGAAGGGTGGGGGAGAGTCGCTGCGCAAGGCGCAGTGGTACCTGAACACCCTCTTGGACAAGACGCCGTGATCTGGCTCGCCCTGCTGCGTCGCTTCTGGTGGGCCGTCCCGTTGCTCGGCCTACTCGGCACGATCGGCGTTTTGCACCACGAACGGGACAGTGCCAGGGCGAAAGTGGTCGCGCTCGAGGACACCCTAAAGGCCATTCAAGCGGCCCACACCGCGGCCATTAAGGTCGCCACCACCGAGAAGGAAAACGCCGATGCCGCGTATACGTCGAGCAGCCATGCTGCTGCCCTGTTGGGCGATAGTCTGTCTCACCGGGTGCGTGACTACGAAAACCGTCTACGTACCCGTCCCGTGCAAGACCCCGGTCAGCCTGTCGCAACCGTCGGAAGCGTTGCCGCTCCTGAAGCAGCTCGACCTGACGTTGAAGCCCTCCTCGGTGACGTTGTCGCCGCCTGTACCCGCGACGCTACCCGACTCCAAAATGCCGTGGACTGGGCCGCGACAGTAGCCCATGACAGCGCCCCAGTTACCCGTCCCTAAATGGGCTTCAGACGTCCTGAGACGGCTTGACGAGCTGCCGTCTATCCTTCGGCAGCAAGAGACGATCGGGCGGCTCCTGACGGTTATACGGGCGTTGACGGACGAGAAGGATGCGCTGACCAAGGCGCTGGCCGACAGCCGCAATCAATTGGCGGCGGCAAAGGCGGAGATCGACGAGCTGCAACAGGTCATTATCAAGCGTTTGTCCGGCAAACCCTGATGGGCCACGCCGTCCTACTGATCTTGTTCTCGCTGTGGTTTACCGACCATCCCCGAGCGGCACTCGTCGCGACGCTCGGGATAGGGTGGCATCTCAATCGGATCAGACGCCGGTTTCGGTAGCGCCCCTCTTCCGGATTCGAGCCGCAAAGACCTCGCCGCCTTTGACCGGCGACTTTCGTTCACACACCTTCGCACACGCCTCGCGCTCGGCGGCGGCGACAAGGGCGGCGAAGCGTTCAATCTCGTAATGCCCTTTCAATTCAAATGCGGCGCTATTTGGAATTACCTCACGCGCCATCTGAATGATGTCATCCCTGTTCATTGTTCCCCCTTGCGCGGATGGCCTCACAACACTCCGTTTCTGTCACCACACGCAAAAACTGTGCTGTTTGAGCAGACCGCGCCGCATCAAACTCCGCACCACGCGCCGCATCAAACGTTGCAAACCACGCCGCATCTTGCGCCGCATCACGCGCCGCAGACCACGCCGCAAACCACGCCGCATCTTGCGCCGCATCTTGCGCCGCATCACGCGCCGCAGACCACGCCGCAGACCACGTCGCACCACGCGCCGCATCACACGCCGCACCACGCGCCGCAGACCACGCCGCATCAAACGCCGCATTCAATTCATTTTTTGTCGCTGCGCCCAAAGCAAAACGCTCTGCGACATTGATTGCGTCCCGGCTTCGTTGATCGGTTATCAGATGCTGCACTTGTCTTGCACACCAGACAGCAAACAACCGCCACTCGCGGTCATGCTCAGGCACCGTGCGACACGCCCACAAAGCGTCTGTCCTTCCGTTTGATTCCACAATGACGCTAAACGGTAGCGGCTCGTCATCGGCTTCTGTTTTGCCAAGATGCTGAAGAAGTTTTTTCCAACCTTCAACACACGGATCATGTTCTCGAATTCGATTCAATGTCGTGCAGATCATGGTTTCACCCCCCGCGCACGGATGGCTGCGGTGCACGCCTCATACGCCTTGTTGAAGTTACGTTGAGTCTTGTCAACGGGAGCGTAATCCACCATTTCTTCACACACCTTCGCACACGCCTCGCGCTCTTGGGCCCTTGCCCGCGCATCGACTTTCGCCATCAGCGCGTGAAGTTCGTCGAAGAACGTTTGATGTAACTCGGCAAACGCATATTTGACTGCTTCATCGCGGGTCATGGTTCACCCCGCGCACGGATAACATCCTTGCAATCGAACACACCCGAATGCCAACCTGCGCTCCAACCCTGATCCCAATCATCACCGTTAATCGGATCGTCGCGACCGTTTTGTAAATCACGAAATGCCTTTAAACACGCCTCGCGCTCGGCGGCGGCGACAAGGGCGGCGAAGCGTTCAAGCAAAGGCGGTATCACCAGCATAGTGTGGGCATAGGGAGGGTCTACATATGGATCCAACTCATCTTCCCAGAGGGGTAAAAAAATCTCCGCCTCACGCGCCAGTCGCATGATGTCATCGCGGGTCATGGCTTCTCCCCCCGCGCACGGATCCGAGCCGCAAATATCTCACCGCCCTTAACCGCTGATTTTTGTTCACACAACTTCGCACAAGCCTCGCGCTCATGGGCGGCGACAAGGGCGGCGAAGGGTTCAAAATAGTCTCGTCTTGTAGGCGAAAACATATAAAGATTAAACCCTGCCTCTTCCGCCATTCGCATGATGTCATCGCGGGTC